CATCGTCATCATACCGAGGCTCTGGGTTAATGTCGAGGAAACCCATGTCCTTCATCAAGCGAATCGCTTGCGTTGCGCTATCGACGTAGTCGTCATGCGTCGAATCAGGGAACGAGCATATCTGCGACAGGAACCCTTCGCACCAGTCCTTGACGTAGCCCTTGCGCACGGACGACTCAGGCAACCAGACGCGCCCAGTGGCGAAGATGGATGCCGTGATTTGCAGGCGTTGCATCTTGTCAGCCTTCCCGGGGTTGTAGCCACGCACAGGCAGGTGAGCCGCACGCAGTTCTTGAATGAGGGAGATGCCTGCCGCCTTGTCCTCCACCAGTATCAGGTCGGGTCGCTTGGCGTCCTTGCCTTCGCCATACGAGACGCGCCACTCCTCCAGCACCTTGGGCTTGAGCAGGGGGAAGGTCAGGTGTTCGGCCCAGCAGTCGATGAGCAGGACAGACATCGGGCCATCCATTGGCTTGAACACGCCCCACGTTGTCATCGCGGTCGGGTCGTTGTACTCCTTGTCACTGAAGGCGCAGTCATAGGACTGGACAATGAACTCGAAGCGAGGGAAGGGCTTGTCCGCTGGGTACAGCTTGAACATATCGCGCCCCACCACCTTGCCATCTTCGAGGTCAACGAGCATACCCATGACCTCCTGCTCGTACAGCTTGGAACCCTTGTACTGCTCCAACTGGTTGCGGAAGGTCGAGGCGAGGTTGGCTTCGTTCTCGTAGGTGCTGGCGCGGTCAATCACCACGTCGTCACCCTCACGGCCCACGAGGTCGATGATGAGGTCTTTGGGGCGCGGTGTCGTGGTCACGATCACACGAGGCTGGTCACCCAGACGCAAGCCCATCATCATCATGTCCCACGCTTCCCCTGCACCAAGGTACTGGAATGCCGCCAACTCGTCACACCATGCGAAGTGGAACTGCGGGCCACGCAGACGCTCGTAGGAGTCGCCAGAGATGCCTCGGATGATGGAGCCGTTGGACAGCTTAATCTGGTGGTCTTGTTTATTGTAGTCAACCACCAGTTCGGTGGGGATGCAGGCGAGGAGGCCAGACTGGCCCTCAAAGCAGGTGAACTTGATGTCGTTAGATGTGGGCGCGAGGACAAGACAGCGGGAGTTGGGGTTCGTCCATGCCCACCACCAGAGCGCCTCAGCGGCGGAGCGGGTCTTGCCTGCTCCACGCCCTGCCAGCATCATCCAGACGGTGTAGTCTTGCTCAAGGGGAGGAGGTATCTGATAGCGGTGGGCGCTTGCCACCCAAGCCGCGTGGGCGATGTAGGCAATGCGGTCATGCTCGGACTTGGCGTTGAACTCCGCCTGCACCTCTGGGTCTTCGAGCAACTCAGCCAGCACGCTTGGTCATCTCCATGTTGCGGATGATGTCGAGGAACTTGTTGGCGTTGGTGTCCTCGGTCTTGATGGCGGCTCCGCCCTCCACTCCTTCGATAGCAACGCGGTCGCCGTACTTGGTGGGGTGGAACTTCGCCAGCAACTTCAGGCGCGTCTCAATCTGTAGTTTACGGTGGCCCAGCATATCCTCGATGGTGGTCGATGACCCCTCGTCGGTCATCACCTGCTTCTGGCCCAACTGGATGGTGTCAGCAATCAGCAAGCATTCCTCAGCCAAGGCGTCGTAGCCAATGTCGCGTGCGCGTGCGATGGATGCGGAAAGAGACTCGTCGCGCCCCATCCAATCGTAAACCGTCCTCCACGCAGGGAACCCCTCGTTGTCTCTGCATATCTGCCTCAATGGCACTCCCTCGCTCAACTGCTCACAGATGATGCGTGCTATCTCAGGGTCGTACTTTGAGGGGCGTCCCATCTTCTTGGGCGCAGGAGGAGTCTTTTCGGGCGTGGGGATACCTCGGGCCTGTGTCTTGGCCTTCGGCGTCTTGGCGGGCTTTGTAGCCGCCTTCTTGGTGGTTTCTGGCATAACCCGTATTCCCCGTGAAATGTAAGCGAATGGACGTAGTGTATTCGATTCGCTTTCATTTCGCCACCTTGGTGCTGGTAGTAGGACTTGAACCCACAACCTCCCGCTTACAAGGCGGATGCGCTACCAGTTGCGCCATACCAGCCGAGATGCTGTCGGCCCGCCTACACGGAAACCGACTCGGTTTTATTTCGCTTTGGATTCGCTACACAGGCTTCCGACATAAGCACGCGGGCTTTGCTTGGCGCACTCTTCGGGGGTCAGTGTGAAGTCTGGAACCCATGCCGCAAGCACGAAAACCAGAGCCATCATTGTACCAATGACGACCTTTTCCAGCAAGGTTTCTTCTCTCATTTCTCCTCCAAAACGATTTTCTCCAGCACCTTCATGGACACGCAAAGGTCGTCATGCAGGTAGTCTGGCAGGGTTGACTTTGTACTGAACGCCCACGACTCCAGCGCGGACAACAACTTGATGGCTTGCAGTGCTTCTTCTTTGGTCATAACGGAGCCTCTGGCAGTTGATTGCGTTGCTGTTGCTGGTAGGCCCGCTCCTGAGCGGCTGTCCACGGCACAGGCCCACCGGGAGGGGGGAAGGGCCATGTGTTCATACGTTCTCCTTGATTTGATAGTCATGGAACACCGCGCCGAGGGCTTTGTCGCCCACCGCACAGTTCTTCACCCAGACCTTTTTGCCAGTCTTCTTGATGGTGCGCCAATGGCCTCGGCGCTCGTGCCAGCGGGGGCTGGCGTGCGTGCCGCCCTGCGATTCGCCTTTGGGCTTGGCTGGCTCAATCACAACCGTCTTCCAGTCGTAGGTAGGAACCTTGCCCTGCCTTGCCTTCTTTTCCCAATTGGCACGCCTTACAGGCAAGTACCCGGTAGCTGGCGAGAACTCCAATGACTCGGCAAACGCGGCAATGAAAGCCAGCACGCCCGTTGCATAGCTGGTGCGGTAATCAAACGGCGTTCCGTCCTTGTGCCTGACCTTCACGCCTTCATCGTCCACAACGTAAATGAACCCCGGAATGTCATAAACGCTTTTCTTACTCCACTGCAACCCGGCGACCCCAGTGATTTCACCAACGCGGGATACGAACAGCAGGGCTTTCTTGTCCTCGTAGGCGCAAACCAACGCAGTCTGAGGGTAAGGCAGGGGGCGGGACAAAATATCGCCGCTGACGGCCTGCTCACGCCTGTAGGCGGCACTCATGTCAAACCAGTGATGGTCAACCGCCCGCTCAGGGTTCATGGCGACCATTTCTTGGATGAGCGGGTTCATGCCCTCTCCCTCAATGTGTGCGCAAGGTTCATGCCGCTGAGGAACACAGCACCCAGCGCCTGCTGGAAAGTACATCCCCCGTTGGTCATGGTGGCGAAGATGTCGATGGCCTCGGACTCAATGAATTCTCGCTGGGCGCGAGAACCCAGCCGGGCCACCTCCATGCCCCTTGGCTTACCTCGGGCCATCGTTGGGCGAATCTCGCTCATACCTCCTCCACCGTGACGCGGTACTTCTTGCCATAGCGGTCTTCGACCTCAATGGTTTTCTTAGTGCTGGCAAACCCGCCAGTGGGCGTCACGTCGAATTTGGGGCGGCTGACGCTGGACAGCAGGCGCTCGGTGTCGTTGGCCTTGAGTTCCTTGCTGATGGTGTGCGCGATGTAGTCGCAGTAGGCCAGACTCGCAAAGGCGGGCTGGGCAAAGAACTTGTTGACGATGGTGTCCATAGTGTCGAAGTGGTTCATGGTTTTCCCCTTAATCGTTGAGTTGTTCTGCAATTTCGGACTCGATGCGGCTCGTGTCCTTGTCGGTCAGCTTACGCTCCAGCCACGGGGCCGGGCGACCACGGCGGTCACACACCACCCACTCTGCCTCGATGTAACCGTAGTAATCCATGTCGCTGGCGGCGTGGTAGCTGAACGAGCCACGCACGCTCTCAAAGTGGGTCACGCCAACAATGCAGGGGATGCCTGCAACACGGGTTTCAATTTCTGCAATATACATTTCGGATTCCTTTCGATTTCGATTCGCTTTTGATTCGCTTAGAAGTTGTAGTCGTAGAAGCGCACGGGCTGTTCGCTCAGGCCAAACTTGCGACCATGCTTGTCCTTCCACACGCCAGACTTGCTCAGACGGATACGCACGACGGGGTTGCTGTCGTTGCTGGTGATGTGCCACTTCTGGTCGCGCTGGTTGGTGCAATGACCAGCGAAGCCGCCGACCACCCACTCCAACTTGACCGACTCATCACGCTCGGCTTCCATCTCACGCACTTCGACGGTCTTGTCGCTGATGACCTTCACCACCTCAAAGGGGTACACATCGCTGTAGCCGTACTGGTTTGCAAACTTGTTCATTTCACTGTTCCTTCGCTGTTGGTCGACCGCACCTTGCTGTCGATGGTTTAATTGTAGCATAAACAAATCAGGGGGTGGCAAGACCCCCGATGTAGGGACTTTCCCTTATGCCTGACCAGCCTCCATGATTTTGTTTGCGGCGCTGAAAATGCGCTGGGCCGACTTGTCGTTGATTTCTGCATCGGACAGCCAGTTCTGAATGTAGCCACGAGACTCAGCCAAGCCGGGCAGGCCCAGCAGGTTGCACAGGATGTAGGCCACGCCCTCGGCCTCCACCTCGCGGATGTCGCGGGGAGTCATCTCGCTGTCAGTCACCAAGCCTTCTTTGGTGTGACCCAACACGACGTGGGCCATTTCGTGGAAACGGGTCTTGTGGGGGTACTGTGCCACCGGGTTGATGGCGATGGTGTTGAGTTGAGCGTAGCCCTGCACGTTGCCGTTTGCCAGCGCAAAATGCTCTTCAGTGATGCCCAGCTTTTCGAGAGCCTTGGTTTTGTCCCACTCAGGGGTCACCACCTCAGCGGCGTAGTCTTCGCCCTCAGTCTGGCTCAACACAAACCAGTTGTTACGCATAGTGAACATGGAGAACACCTCACCAGTCTTCTCGCCTGACTCGTCCTTCTTGCTGATGGTGACGGGCATCACCAACGCGATAGCCTTCTGGCCCTTGCTCACTGAGCGACCCAAGTCTTTCCAAGCCTTGAAGGTGGCAATGGGGCCAAGGGGGATGTCGCGGGCAATGCACTGCGACCATGCCAGCAATTGGTTGCCAATGCTATAGCCGTGAAACCTGCTGTAGCACTCGCCGATGATGCCGGGTTGCTCGACTGCGTCTTTGAGCAGTTTTGCGAAGGGGGGTGTTTGCTTTTCCATGATTAACTCGCTTTCATTTGGTTACCTGCTTATTGCAGTGGTTTAATTCTAGCATAAACAAAGAAGCCACCGTCAACTTCTTTTTATAGGTGGTTTCCCCAATGCTTTGCGCTCGGCTATCGCCCTCTGAAGAATGTGCCAGAAGGGCGACTTGATGGGGTTCACTTGGGCTTGCCCTCCATCTTGAGATGGGCCAGCAACTCTTTCACAGCAAACACGTCGGTGGGGTACACGTTGATGTATCGCTCAATCTCATTCAGGACGTAGCTGTAGCCCGCGTCGAAGCCCTTGATGTACTCAGACATCACCGCCTCGCTTTGAGGGCGCTTACAGTCCTTGTGGGCCTCCATGAAGGCATCCATCTTGCCCAATATGGCGTCGAGTGGCGCGGGCATCTTGATGACCTCGCTAAACCCGCAGTGCTGGCACTCCATGCGCTTGGTTAGGCTGTTGGAAATGATGTGGTCGGTGTTCATGCTGTCACCTCTTGACGGGCCTCTTGACGTCCGCGCTCCACGAAGTAGCGTGCGTCAGCATGGTCAACGATAGCCTCCTCTTGGAGCATCTTGCGAATGCTCTCTGCCACGGCCCGCGCCCGGTCGGCGCTGGTGGCCTTCTCGTACTTGTAGCCTGCGTTGATGTAGTCAGCTTGTGCGTGCTTCATTGAAATTCTCCTAAAGTAAATTCGTTGGCCCGCAGGAAGTCCCGTTGGGTCTGTGTCGCCAGTACCCATGACATCGGGTACTTGTTGATGAATGCCTGCAAGCGGCGACGGTTTGTCGGTGTGGGCAAGCGGCGGTAGGTGCTGATGAGTTTTCTCATGCCGTCACCTCTGGCGCGTTGATGTAGCCTTCGCTGATGAGGTGCTGGGCGGTACGACCGAACCAGCCTTGCAGTCGCCACGCGAGGCCCGTGTCGACCAAGTGTTGCCACGCCTCCAATACTTGCTCTTCGCTCT